CGTCAACTGCATCGTCCATGATTATGTCATATGTCCCCTCTATATTAGAATCTATAGTTAGATCCATAGACACTTTCTTAGAATCCTCAAAGGCTACACCTGCCTGTCTAAGCAATCCCTTGAACACAGACTCAACTATGTCCCCTAACATCATGTTCATTACAAAGTTGTTAGGAAAAGGAAGTGCTTCCTCTGGTTTGTTTTTCTCAAACCAAAGCTGACAGGTAGGCTTGCCTATGTTAGACATCCTAAGTCTGAACTCTTTCCTAGTATTTTTAGAGCCAAACTGACGGTGTAAGGCTTCTTTGATGTCATCACAAATCTTATCAATGTTTGCATCAGACAACACCTTCTTACCGTCAGTGGCTTGGTCTAGGAATCGGTGCAGTTTAAGTTCTGCCTTGTGATTCATGGTTACTGAACTTTCTCTTCACTTGTGATGTCGATGAAAGTTTCCACAACAGCAGGATCAATGTCCTCTTTGGAATGAACATTCTCATCCCACTGATTCATGATGTACTGGTTGTAGTTAGTAACCCAAGACAGAAGATCACCAAAGAGTTCCTGATCTTTGTCAGATGTCTCTACCTTATTGGTAAGGTCTAGCCTTGTGCTTGGCACATAATAGCTGTTACCATTCGGTAGTTTTCTCTCTTCAGATGAAGCGTACACAGTATGATTAACTGGTAGTCTCTTCATCTTAGAGAGCTTTACAAAGACATCCCCAACAGTTTTGAATGCTTCACGGTTATCTACTTCCCATATGAAAGGTACATAACCTAGATCAGCTTCACTGCTGTAGTCACCCTCAACTTTGAGAGCCTTATCAAACTTAGCAAGCCCTAGTATGACTCTGACTCGTTTGATCTGTCTGATCAGTTCCTTCTGCTTGTCAGGCAGAGAAGCAAAGTCCTGTATATATCCTGCAGGTTTGCCACAGTTGAAGCCACCATCGTTATCCTTTAGATCAACGTTAAGGTTGTCAGACATTACTGTCTTAACATAACGATTGGGTGTGCTATCATTACCCTTGATAAACCTTTTATACATATACCTTTGCATGAAAGGTCTGATCTCAATGTCAGACTGGTAGTACTGACCGTCATCAGGCACTTCTACTTTATAAGCACCAGATGGTATGGTTTCAACATTCACTGTCTTACCATTGATTTCAGTTGTACCCATGATAGGTGTGTGACTAAGTTTTAGTCTAGCCAAAGAACTAGCAGACTTCTTAGAGATCTCAGTACCCACAGGTTCTGACATGCCCATAGCTTTAGCCATATCGTCAAAGTTTCCACTTATTGTTACTATTTCATTCATATATATTCTCCTTATAATTTAAAAAAAGTGTTATAGTTATACCATCATACATCTTTAGTGTCAAGCCAGTTGTCACCTATTTTTGCATCTAATTTCAAAGGCACATTAAAGTCTATATTCCAACGTGTATCAATGATAGATTTCATGTTACTGTTTATACTCTCTACTACCTGCAATACCTTGTCCACCTCGTCAGGGTGAACATCAATCACTATTGAATCATGCACTGTGTTAACAATACAACTCTGTAAAGGTTCAAGCATACCATCAATAGTTAATAATATTAAAGGAACTATATCTGCTGTAGCAAATGCTTGCACAGGATAGTTCTTTATCTGAGTGAAGTGAGACACAGTGCCATTGTTCTTTCTAATGACATCAGGAAAAGCGAATGAACGACCAGACGGTATTCTTATACGACCTGTCTGTACAGCTTCATTGCCTAACTGCTTGTGCCAATCGGACACACCCTTGTACTTCCTACCAAACTGCTCGTAGTACATAGCTTCTGCTTCAGATCTGCCAAACCCTGTAGCACCATACAGAGGTGCAAAGGTGTGTGCCTTTGCTTCTTGCCTAGACGTAGGTTGCCCTGCGTTTGTGATGACCTGTGCTGTGTAGCTGTGTACATCAAAGCCTTCGCTTATCTCCTGCATTGCTACTTCGTCCTGTGATAAATAGGCAGCAGTTCTAAACTCTAGCTGTGCAAAGTCAGCTTCAAGTATCTTACCACCTTCCCATCGGGACACAAAGATCTTCTTCACAGGAAACGTACCACCTCTAGGCATGTTCTGCATGTTTGGATCTGCACCACTGAAGCGTCCTGTAGAGGTGCGATGTTGCAGTAGTCTAACGTGTAGCTTACCATCAGCTTTGGTGTAGGTAGATATACCCTCAACAAAACTAGAGAGATAGGTATCTAGAGCAGACAGTCTGCGAACATTCTTGAGGAACAACTCTGCCTTGGTATTACCTGTACGCTTGGCATGATGTTCTAATATTTCTAGGTTTACTTTGTTTGTGCTGAAACCGTTAGCACTGACCCACTTAGGACTAGGGGGTGTAAAGCGTAACCCTGCCATCTGTGGTCTGTTCTTGTACACCCAACCTGATTCGTTACAGGTAGTACACTTGTTAGGTTTCTTGTAAGGTGTACCATCCTTTCTTACTTTGGTTATCTTACCACGACCCTTACAAGTCGGACATGTGTTAGCTGTAACTTTATATACAACGTTTGAGTGCATATCAACTAAACCGTTGAACAATGACTTGTCCATGTACGGCTCAAAGTAATTAGCCCACATAGATTTGTCTTTTGGTTTACGGCTGTAGATAACCCACGACAACTGCTCTGGACTATTAAGATTGATAGGTCTGTCACCCATGAGATCACGAACCTGTTGGCTGAGATCATTCCATATACTTACCTTCTCCTTCTCAAACTCCTTGCGAACCTCGTCTAGTTTCTTGGAGTCCACACTGAACCCACGTTGATATATCTTACACAAACACACGGCAACCATGTTGGTATGTGTAACTGTATCCATAAGATCAGCATCACCGTTGGTTAGCCTTTGATGTATCTTGTTTGATAGATCATATGTAGCTCTGATATCGTGTAGCAGGTAGTCTGATAACTCTTGATGTGGGATCTCAGATACAAGTATACCACGCTGAAAGTAACTCTTCATTGTATCCTGCTTTTTATTATCTAGATCATATCGTTCAGCACATTGCTCCAAGGATAGTGGTTGCTTCTGTCCACGCTGTAGCACATACTCGCCTAGCATAGTATCAAATACAATACCATCATACTTGAACCCCGACTCCCACAACCAAATCAAATCGTGAGCTACGTTATGACATACAAGCACAGTAGTTTTATCTAACTGCTCCTGCACCATAGCATGACCGTTAGGTGTAGGTGGGGCATATGCATGGTCAAACGTAACTATTCTCTCCCAGTTATCTGTCTTCATGCCTACCATAACTAAACTATTCTCAGGCTCAAAGGGATCTAGGTGTAGCTTGTCGTTACGCTTGATCACATTATTTTCTATATCTAATATTAATCTCATACGTTGTCCTTCAAATTTACTAACTCAGCTTCTCCGTATGGTATATGGAAGAAGTGTTCCTTCCTACCCACATTGCCAAGCCATATTTCTTTTATACATTCTTGCGTCATCTGATAGTCTTTTATTCTCCAAGCGAACTCACAGTCTCTTCTTATAACATAGAAGTTAAAGAAAGCATCCTTGTCGTTCATCTCTCTAAATTTATTTACGAGTTTTATTTTACGATGTGGTATGCGTATCTCCTTCCATGTTGGATTCCAATCTCCAGTCCACTGGTTCTTCATTTCTACCTCAGAATAATACTTGTGTCCATTCTTTTCTGAACTTATATCAAAAGAATAGTTCTCACCCGATGATATATTTACGTGTCCATTACGTTCTAAGTAATCAATTACAATCTGTTTAGCCTTGCCATCGTTCTCCTTGTATGAGTTAGGTTGAAAGCGTCTATGAAACGCACCTTTTACTGGTTCTAATCTATTCATGCTGAGTACCTCGCTGTGTATGGGTCTAGCTCACAGACAATCTTGCCATGCCAACCAGACAGTTTGTTTTTTACAACGTTGATATGTCTCTGTGGGGATTGTTCTTCCTCACCTTCAACGTCAGGGTTCTTGGCTAGTAGTAGCATCAGATCTGCTTCTGCAGCTTTACCTGTTCTACTACCTTCCATCATGGCTTGGTTGAGTACAACCTTGCCTTCTGCTTCAGCAGATAGCTGTGACATATAAAATATAGCACAACCATACTGCTTGGCTATCATACGAGCATAGATAGCATTTGCTTTCAGAGCTTCATCTTGTCGAGCAAACCCTGCTGTCTTAGCAAACTTATCGCCCATATCTAGCACAACTATATCGGGTCTGTGTGACTTAGCCACACTCTCAACCCATGTCATATCACGACCAGT